TTTTAGACGAATACTACAAAGCCATGATTGCTCAAGATAGAGCCACAGCTTATCAAATTGCCAATTCTTTTGTAGAAACTGCTTTAAAGCTAGAAGATATTGCTCATGCGGATTAAAAAGTTTGATCAAGCCCTTCATGATAAGTACGATCCACCAGCTAGAGCTGCGGTAGCTGAATGGATTTCTATGAAATGGGGCTTTACAGCTTTAGATAATCCTGATATTTATGGCACAGACCTCATTATTCACAAAGGGGATAATCCTATAGGATTTGCTGAAGTAGAGGTAAGGCAATGGAATCCGTATTGCCCTTTTGATACTATCCATGTGCCAGTTCGTAAAAAACATATGCTAGAAGTGCCTAAAACCTTGTTTTTTGCATTAAATCAAGATATGACTCATGCTTACTGGATTAAAGGATTAACTGCTTTAGCTTTTCCATTTTGGGAAATGAAAGATGATACTAAACATGAACTTTATTATGATGTTCCAAAGCATTTATTCAAATATGTGGATTTAACTGAATTATTCTAATGAATACAAAAGCCCATTATGAAAAGCTGGCTAGATTAGGTTGCATATTATGTATGCAGCATGGAATCAATACAAGCGATACACCAACTGAAATTCACCATGTAAGGCGGTATGGAGGCCAGAGAAACTTAGCTCCAGCAATAGGACTTTGTGCTTATCATCATAGGCTTGGAGATAATAGTTATCATGCTTTAGGAGCTAAAGGCTTTACAAAGTATTGGGGATTTAGTCCTGAAGATCTTATAGAAAAAACAAATGACTTATTACAAGAAACGAGTTGATGAAAACCAAAAAACCCTTGTTCATACCTTTATTGCGTTGGGGGCAAGTGTTCTCAATCTTTCTACTGTTGGCAGGGGCTGTCCTGATTTACTTATTGGGTATAGGGGTAAATCTGTTCTTGTTGAAATAAAGCGTGATGCTAAAGCTACTTATACAGAACCTCAAATCAAATTTATGCAGGAATGGAGAGGCGGTGCAATAAGCCGAATAGATTCAGTTGATGCTGCTATTAGATTAATTAAAATGCTTGACATGGGTTAAGATTGACCTAAAATTAACGGAGCTACGATTTGTAGCTTCTTTTGCAAAAGGAAAATTGAAATGGCAATGGGCAAAACAACTAATCCAAACAGCACTAAAGGCGTACCAGCCAAGGGTGTAGTAGTTCCTAAAGGTGCTGATGCAGCTGATACTAAAGGCGAACGTCATGCTAAAGCAGTTCGTGGCGGTGTCGCTATGGGCAAAGAAGATGCTATTGGCTCTGACAAAGAGTTCAACACAGGCCGTACTGCTGGTGTTTGCTATGAGCATAAGCGCACAGCTTATGGCGCAGAAGATAAAAACGAAAAAGACCCTATGTAATGCGAAAGCCCTGGGTGCGTGACCTCCCAAGGCTTTCTAACCAAATAGTAATCGGAGAACTAGATGGCTGTAGAAAAGAATAAAGACAGTTGTAATTCCTGTCTATTTTTCGTTGTAGGTGAACGCATGGGAATCTGTAAGCGATTCCCTTCTGCCGTTAATAAATCCAATGACGATTGGTGTGGCGAATGGCAACTGACTGAAAGTCTAGCTTTAGAGCAAATAGTTCAAATGATGACTGAACCAGTATTGATTTCTGAACCAAAAAAGAAACCAGGAAGGCCAAGAAAAGCATGAAACTCAAGCCATTAGCAGACAAAATTGTTGTAAAACCTGATGTTCGTGAGCTTTCTAGCATTATTTTTGTTGATAACAAAGAAGTAGAAAACATGGGTACAGTCATAGCTGTAGGCCCTGGCAAGAAATTATCAGGTGGTCGCAGAGAAGATATGCCTGTTCAAATAGGAGCTAGAGTTCGATTTGGCACTATGAATGATGACAAAGGCGAGGAATATCTTAAATATTTCCCTTATGTTGAAGATGGCGTTAAATACTTAGTCATGAGCTGGCAAGATATTTGCTTTCAAGAGGAGCCTGAAAATGCTTAAATGGTTAAAAAACGCATGGCCTTGGAAATCAAAATCTATGACCACAGAACAAATCATTACTTCTTGGGCAGCATTTAACAACGAATCAGCTAAATTTAGAGATACAAGACTTCAACAGTTGTTAGATGAAGATAAACCTCGTAAACCAGCCCTTAAAAAGGCTACAACTCGGAGCAAGACCATGCCACTCAAGAAATCAGCAAGCCCTAAAGCATTTAAAGAAAACATTAAAACTGAAGTAAAGGCTGGTAAACCAGTAAAACAAGCTGTTGCTATTAGTTACGCAGTTAAAAAAGAAGCAGCCAAGAAAACAACGAAAGGTAAAAAATGAACGTAACATTCACTATTGAACAACTAAACGCTATTTTGGCTTATTGCGACCAAATGCCGTATAGATTTGCTAAACCCCTAATTGACCAAATTCAGGCTATTGCTGCTCCACAGATCCAACAAGTACAAACTGAAGGTGCTGCTAATCCTCAAGTACAGGATGAGATTAATCAAGTTGAAGCTAATAGCGATTCAATGGCTAACGAATAACTGATTTTTAAATTGAAATATCAATAAAATCATGGACATGGAACAGGAAACAGAGAAAACTCGTGAAGAAAAGATTTCTGAAAGCATGAAGGGAAACCAAAATGCTCGTAAGAAGCCTTTTACTGAACAGATGAAGCGTTTCATCCTTGCCAATCCTCAGAAGATGGAGAGGATCATTGAAGGCATTTTTAAAGAAGCTGAAGATGGAAGTCTTGCTGCATTAAGCATCATTATGGATAGAGTAGAAGGAAAGCCAATACAGGCTACCGACATTACTTCATCTGATGGAACAGTCATTAGCGCAATAGCTATGAGCTTTGTAGAGCCTAATGGAAACAAAGATTGATGAAAAAGGGGTCATTTGGCCCCAGTTTCCTGCCAAACTTAAATGCCTATTTGAACCAAAAAACAGCCGTTATCGTGTTCTTTATGGTGGGCGTGGAGCTGGCAAATCTCATTCTGTAGCTAGAGCATTACTTTGCATAGGTGCATCAAGAACAGTCAGAATCTTATGCGCCAGGGAGTTTCAGACTTCCATTAAAGACTCAGTTCACAAACTTTTAGTAGATCAAATCTACAATTTAAGGCTTGAAAGCCTATATGAAATCACTCAGACCTCAATTAGAGGGGTAAATGGCACAGAGTTTATCTTTGCTGGCATCAAAAACAATATCAATGGCTTAAAGTCTATTGAGGGCATTGATTACTGCTGGGTAGAGGAAGCAAACAACGTAACAGCAGTATCTTGGGATATTTTGATTCCTACCATTCGTAAAGAAAATAGCGAAATTTGGATTACTTTTAATCCAGAACTGCCAACAGATGAAACCTATAAGCGGTTTGTTATTAGCCCACCTGATAACGCTGTAGTTCAAAAGGTTAACTGGAACGATAACCCTTGGTTTCCTGAAGTATTGGATATTGAACGGCAAACCCTTAGAACAAGGGATTTTGAGGCTTATCAAAATGTATGGGAAGGCTTTACAAGGTCAACCATTGATGGAGCTGTATTTGCTAAAGAAATGGCTAGAGCAGAGCAAGATCAAAGAATAACCAATGTGCCTTACGATGCTACTAAGCCAGTAATGGCGGTATTCGATATTGGATGGGCTGATGCAACTGCTGTTTGGTTTGTTCAGTTTGTAGGCATGGAAACTAGGCTAATTCGTTATTTTGAAACAACTCAGACAACGATTAGCGAGATATTGGCTAGGATGCAGACATTTGGTTATGTCTATGACACCTTGTATTTGCCTCATGATGCTCAGAATAAGACTTTGGCTGCCAATGGCAGAAGCTTAGAAGATATTGTTCGCAACTCAGGCTATAACGTCAGAATTATTGGAAAAGTTCCTATTGCTGACTCAATTAATGCTGCAAGAACCATATTCGGATCATGTTATTTCGACAAAAATAATACAGCTGCAGGGCTAGATTGTTTGCGACATTATCGGTACGATGTAGATCCAGACACCAAAGCTTTTAGTCAAAAGCCACTTCATGACAATTATTCGCATGGAGCAGATGCTTTTAGGTACATTGGGCTTATGATTCAAGAGAAGAAAGTTGTGAAACGTAAGCCGATGAATTATGATGTGTCAAGCTGGATGAGCTAACAAGGAACTAATATGGCGGTCTATGACTCAGGCAATGGTGGTATCTATTCCACAGAAGATGGCGATGATTACGAATCAGGAGTAATTGAGGAAGCTAAAGAGTTTCTGCGATTTTGTTCCGACAATGATTCAAACAACCGAGTAGAGGCTTTAGACGATCTAAAGTTTGCTGGTGGTGATCAATGGCCTGTAGAAATCCAAAATAGCCGATTATTAGAATCTAGACCTTATTTGACCATCAACAAGATTGATGCGTATTGCCGACAGATTACCAATCAACAACGTCAGCAACGGCCTCGTATGAAGGCTCATGGCATGAATGATCAATCAGACGAAAAGATAGCTGAAATCATTACTGGTATTTGCCGACATATTGAAAACCAATCAGATGCTGATTCTGCCTACGATAATGCTTTTGACTTTGCAGTTCGTATGGGATGGGGATTTTGGCGTATTACTCATGACTATCCAAGACCTGATAGCTTTGATCAAGAAATCTACATTAAACGCATTGAGAACCCATTTATGGTGTATTTCGATCCTAATTCCAATGAACCTGATGGATCAGATGCAGAGAAATGTTTGATTACTGAAGTGATCAGCAAAGAAGCTTTCCGTAAAATGTACCCAGGCGCAGACGATGGAGGCGGTTTTACTCCTCGTGGCACAGGCGATAGCCAATCAGAATGGATTACAAGGGAAGATATTCGTGTAGCAGAATACTTCTATACAGAACGCAAACGCATGAAATTGCTGCTTTTGTCTGATGGAACCACTTGCTATGAAGATGAAAAGCCTAAAGAAACAGTCATGCAAGATGCTGGCATTTATGTCGTTTCTAAGCGTGAAACCATTAAAAAGCAGATTAAGTGGTGCAAATTAACTGGTATGCAGATCCTTGAACAAAGGGATTGGGCTGGTAGTTACATTCCTGTTGTGCCTGTTTATGGTCAGCAGCTTATTGTGGATAGCAAAAAGAAGAAGTTTGGCCTTACTCGTATGGCTAAAGATCCACAGCGTATGTATAACTTTTGGTCAACTGCTCTTACTGAATCTGTTGCTCTTGCTCCAAAGGCTAAATTCCTCCTTGCAGAAGGTCAGGATGAAGGTCATGAAATGGAATGGAATCAGGCAAACATCAAGTCGATGCCTGTATTGCGTTACAAACAAACTGACTCTGAAGGTCGCATGGCTCCTGTTCCTACAAGGATTCAGCCAGAACCACCTCCAGCAGGAATGGTAACAGCGTTACAAGGTTTAGATGGTGATTTAAAGGCAGTTGTTGGTATCTACGATCCAACTCAGCTTCCAAACGGCAATCAATCTGGAAAAGCCATAAATGGTATGCAACAGCAAACCGATATGACTAATTTTCATTATTACGACAATCTGACTCGTTCTATTCGTCAAACTGGGCGAATCATTGTTGACCTGATTCCCCATATTTATGACAAAGAACGAGTATTGCGAATCATTGGCGCAGATGGAAAAGGAGAGTTAGTGACTCTTAACCAGCCAGGCGTTGATGATCAAGGCGTTGAAAAAGTATTGAATGATGTAACAGTAGGTGAATACGATATTGTTATGGAAACAGGCCCTGGCTATGCTTCTAAACGTGCTGAAGCCTTTGATTCAATGGTTCAAATGCTCTCATTTGATCCTAATTTGATGCAAACTGCTGGTGATTTGATCTTTAGAAATTCAGATTTCCCAGGCGCAGACATTATTGCTGACCGATTAGCTGCTGCTAACCCAATGGCTCAAATTGATGAGAAATCACCAGTTCCTCCACAAGCTCAAATGCAGTTGGCTCAATCTCAACAAACTATCCAGCAGTTGCAACAGCAGATTCAGGCTATGCAAATGGATATTCAGTATGGTGCTAGTGTTGCAGAACAAAAAGACAAAGCCATGTTGCAAAAAACTGAAATGGAGCTGGAAGTTCGCAGAGAAGATTCTCGTATGCGTACAGATACTCAAGCGCATGACACAGTTATTAAGACAGAAACTCAGAAAGAAATTGAGCAAATGAAGGCGCAACTTGCCTTAATATTGGCTCAAATGAATTTGAAAGATCAAAGAGCAGCTTTAGACGAAGCAATAGAAAGAGGAATTTAAAATGGCAAGAGATATTGTTACATCAGAAAATCGTGCTGAATACATGGCAAAGAAGCTTAATTCTATGGAAGAAGCTGATGAAATGCCTACTAAAAAGCCTAAAAATGAACAAGATGAAAGAGCAAAAAAGCATCCAAAATATGCATTGCTTAAAGCTAAAATAGGCAAACGTGGTGCTATAGATGCAATCTTGAAAGAATTAAACGAAAAGCAATAATTAAGCCAACCTAATCGGAGGATATATGGCAACAGTAACAGGCGCAAACGTAATTGAATGGAAAATGAAAGAAATGGCTCGTAAAGCTGGCGTTAAATATGAGCCAGAAGGCAAAGCCAATCCGTTCGCTGGCATGGACAAAGCTCAACTTAAAGAGCAAAAATCTTTGATTAA